GTATTGTTTAGTTCCCCCCGATGGGGTGCGCTTCTGCTGATCCAGAGGCGCACCCCATTTCTATTTGTGAGAAGATGAGAACGAATCAAAGGAAGCAACATGGGTGGCAAAGGAAGCGGTGGACATAACAGGAAACCTGTTGAGCGCAAAGTGCGCACAGGCAATCCGTCTAAACGGAAACTGCCTGAAATCCCTACTGCCACTGTGACTGCGCTTCCTTACACTCATGTGCCTGAACCTCACCGCCCACTTGGGGAGGCTGGTCGCAGACTGTGGGAGCAGGTATGGCAGTCAGGTGCTGGATGGCTGAAGCATCAGATGGATACTGAACTGGTGTTGATGTTGTGTGAGGCTACGCAGGAGCGCACCGTGTTGCGTGTTCGGTTGCAGCAGAATCCTGATGCGTGGCGTGACCGCAGAGCGTTGCGTGAACTGGATCGCCAGATCATCACTCTGCTTGGGCAGATAGGATTCACACCATCAGAGCGAGGACTGTTGGGAACTGGAGAGGTGAAACAGCATGAGTTCAGCGACCTCCACAGGCGCATTGCCGAAAAGCGTTCAGCCAGCAAGTAAGTGGAAGCCAGCGTTCTACACGCCACGCAAATATCCCACTACTGACGGTGACGAGATCATTGCGTTCGCTGAAGCGCACTTTCAAGTTCTCAAAGGTTTCAAGGCTGGCTCACCACTGGAGTTCACGAACTGGCAGAAGTGGTTGCTGCGTTCTTTGTTTGAGCGCAATGACACAGGCAGGTTGCGCTATCGCAGAGCATTGATTGGATTGCCACGCAAGAACGGCAAGAGCCTCATGATGAGTGCTGTCGGTGTGTATTCAATGATTGCTGGTGAAGCAGGCTCAGAGATTTACGCTGTAGCCAACGATCGTCAGCAGGCTCGCATCATCTTCAATGAAGCCAAGCAGCAGATTCAGAACTCTCCTCTGCTCGCTGCAGAAGCGACCGTGTATCGGGATGCGATTGAGATGCCACGATTCGGTTCAGTGTTCCGTGTGCTGTCCAGTGAGGTCAGAGCGCAGGCTGGACTCAACCCATCCATCACGCTGTTTGACGAGGTGTGGGGGCAACCCAATGCTGATCTCTTTGATCAAATGTCGTTGGGATCGGGCAACCGTATTGAGCCGATGATCATCAGTATCACAACTGCTGGCTTTGATTTGGATTCGCTCGCAGGAAGGATGTACCAATACGGCAAGCAAGTTGCTGCTGGAGAAGTGGATGATGAGACATTCGGGTTCTGGTGGTGGGAAGCACCAGAGGACTGCGATATCAACGACCGCAAAGCGTGGATGATTGCGAACCCGAATCTTGCTGAAGGCTTGCTTGATCCAGAGGATTTGGCTTCTGCTGTGAAACAGACAGCAGAGAGCAGTGTGCGCCGTTGGCGATTGAACAACTGGACACGCTCACAAGAGTCATGGCTTCCAACAGGAGCGTGGGAGCAGTGTGTGGATCATCAGCGCACTCTTGATCCTGATCTGCCTGTGTGGGTTGGTATTGACATGGCTCTGAAGCGAGACACGATTGGTGTTGTTGTGGCGCAACCGCAGGATGATCGGGTTGTGGTGCGAGCCAAGATTTGGCAACCGCAGGTTGATGGTGTGGATGTGGCTGGCGTGGAAGCGCACCTCAGGGAACTGCACAACACCTATCAGGTGCAGGAGTTTGTTTATGATCCAGCGTTCTTTGAGCGTTCAGCAGAGATTCTGTCGGATGAAGGACTCAACATGGTCACATTCCCACAGTCAGCGCAACGCATGATTCCTGCCTGTGGCAACGCTTACGAGATGATTGTGGCTCGCAAGGTCGCCCACGATGGCTCACCAATGTTCACGGATCAGGTTCTGTCTGCAGCACAACGGATGAGTGCTAACGGATGGACATTGAGCAAAGGCAAATCCAAGCGAAAGATTGACGCTTGCATTGCTATGGTTATGGCTCTAGATCGTGCAACAAGAAAACCACCAGAAGAACCCACACCATCAGTATTGGACATTTGGACATGAACCTTCGTCAGATCATCACCACCATTGTTGAAGTAATCGGAGGGATTTGCATAGTTGCAGGCATCTGCTCCTTTAGTGTTCCTGTCGGTGTTATTGTGGCAGGAGTATTGATGGTGATTGCTGGAGGTCTAGCAGCATGAGTTTGTGGCGAAACAGAGAAAGTCGTGCGCTCCCGACCTCTATTGATCCGTACCAGATCACTGCACGACCTCTTTACAACAACTGGTCTGGAGAAGTGATCAACGAGGTTACAGCATTTGCGCACACTGCTGTTCTTGCTGCAGTCACGATTCTTGCTGACGCTATCGCTTCAATGCCAGTGGAACTGACTCGCACACGAGGAGGAAGAATTGAGAAGTTGCCAACTCCATCCGTCTTGCAGAAACCAAACGACCACCAGAATATGTTTGAGTTCGTTCACCAGACCATGCTCACTCTTGCGTTACATGGCAACGCATACATCTATGCACCACGAGGAGCAAATGGGCTTCCAGTTGAGATGCGCAATATTCACCCCAGATCGGTCAGGGGAATCGTAGAAACCGACACAGGTGAATTGATTTATGATTTAGGAAAGATCAAGTATTCCTCAAAGGATGTGCGAGCGATTCATTGGATGCTTCTCCCAAATCAGCGCATCGGCATATCACCACTAGAAGCAATGCGTAACACTGTTGGAACTGGTATCGCAATGGATCGTTTTCTTGCACAGTTCTACGGTGAAGGCGCAACCCCATCATCGGTATTAGAGACTGATGGTGCGCTCACCAAAGAGCAGGCACAGCAGATTCGTGATGCTTGGATGGAAGCACACAACAAGCATCGCAAGCCAGCCGTGCTGCAAGGTGGATTGAAGTGGCGATCCATCACCACGAGCGCAGCAGATATGCAGATGCTGGAACACAAAGAATCCATCATTCGTGATATCGCTCGTGTGTATCGCATCCCACTGCACCTCATCATCGGTACTGGTGGAGACTCGCAGACTTACCAGAACATTGAAGCATTGGGTTCAGCGTTCTTCAAGTATTCGCTTCTTGGATGGGTGCGCCGATTGGAGTCGTGCTTCAGCGAGATGCTTCCAGCACCACAGCAGGTTCGTTTCAATCCAGAGGAGTTCCTGCGAGCCGATCTGATGACTCGTATTCGTGCGCAACAGATGCAGATTATGTCTGGCACGATGACACCGAATGAGGCTCGTGAGATTGAGAATCGTGAGCCATATGGGGGCGGGGATCAATTTGTTCTCGGCATTGCTGGCGCACCGATGGCTGGTGTTGAGGGTGGCGATCTGCCAACTCTGGGAACGGATGATCTTCCACCAGAGCGCAGCCTGCGCAATGTGCAGCCAGTTCAACCTCTGGTCATCAACGAAACTCCACAAGATATCTCCATCAATATGCCTGAGCAGCGTGTGAATGTGGAAGCACCAATGGTCACTCTGCAACCGCAAACCATCAATGTGCCTGAGACTGTGGTGAACTTGAATCTTCCTGAACCGAAAATTGTGCGCAGGAAAGTTGAGCGTGACGCTGATGGTCGCATTATGACGATCATTGAAGAAAGGGTTGATGAGTAATGGCTGCTGGTTTGAGTTCTTATCTTGCTGGCGCATGGCTTGATGCGCTTGGTAACAACACTTCGTTTGCTGTTGCGACTGTGTATGTGCAACTTCATGTTGGCGATCCGTCATCTACTGGCACAGCCAATACTGCTACTGAGACGACTCGTAAGAGCGCATCATTTGGTGCAGCGTCTGCTGGTGCGCTCGCATCTGATGCTGATGTGACATGGACAAACATTGCTGGCTCTGAGGATGCAACTTTCTTTACTGCTTGGGATGCAAGCACTTCAGGAAACTTCCTGTTCTCTGGAACGATCTCAGGTAATCCGTACACGGCAGGCGATACCTACACGATTCCTTCTGGCTCTCTGTCTGTTTCACTGACGCTCGCAAGTTGAGATAAGCGATGAGCGTTCAACGCTTCACGCTTGACCAGTCACCATTAGACGATGAAGCGTATGGATTAGATGGTTCTGGATTTGTTTTCACAACATTCGGAACTGGCTCAACAGCATTAGGATCGCTCACTGCAACTGCAGAAGCAGATGTGACTGTTGTTATTCAATCAATCGGTGTTGCAGAATTAGGCGCAATCGCAGCCGATGCGATCGCATCTGTCGCACACTTTGCCACAGGTACAACCACCGCAAGCGCAACCGCTACAGCAACAACCGCTATCACAAACTTCGCAATAGGAGATGCTTCGCTTGGTGCGCTCAGCGCAACCAGCACAGCAGCAGTAGCACAGATCGCTTCTGCATCCGCTTCGTTCGGAGTCCTTAGTGCAGACGCAGCAGCCACAGTTACTCATACCGCTACTGCTATCACAACAGCCGATCTCACTGCTACAGCCAACGCAGTTGTTGGTTCAGTGAATGCAGCCTTTGCTCCGCTAGGTGAAATAACTGCAACAGCGACAGCAGTAGTAACGCATCCCGTTATGCCTGTGAGTGGTGGAAAAGTCAGATTCGTACAACCTGCACCACGACCACAACCTAAACCGCAACCGATCATTCAGCCAGAACCAGTCAAGGTTCAAGAGCCGAAACCAGTTATCAAACCGAAACCGAAACCCGTGCGTGTAATCTCTAGTGCAGCCTCTGCGGATTTCGGTGCGCTCACTTCTGGTGCGTTCACTAATATCACATGGGTTGCCGAACTAGATGATCTGGAAGTGTTGGAGTTGATATGAAGGCTTACAAGGTAACTGTGACCGACACCGTTGTTGAATTGATCCCACGAGACAACATCACTCGTGGCGTATGGGTACAAATTGAAGGAAATAACACTGTCTACATTGGTGGTAGCAGTGTGACTGCTGATCAAGGTTTCCCAATTGCTAAACACGCTGCACCACTTGGAGGAGTGTTGGGTGCAGGAGATGGATTGTGGGGAATCTGTGCTTCTGGTCAATCAGAAGTCATCCGTATCATCACACCAGATCAGGATGCGTAATGCCTTACGGAATCTCGCAGAATCAGAGTGATTGTCCGAATTGGGCTGCGGTAAAGCAGGAGTCTGATGGTTCATACACCACGCTTGCCTGTTACATCACCAAGCAGGAAGCGATAGATCGGATGGTTGCTCAGTCATTGGCAGAGGAACTTGAACCGTTGGGTGAAGTTGGTGCTAATCGTCAGATGCACGAATTGCCAGAAGAGGAATCAGATGACACTGAGGAAATGATTGAGGGTCTTGCGGAGATGCAGGAGATGGGATTGAACCCTCGTCAGTTTGTGATGTATGAGACTCTTGAGCAGATCGCTGAGGAGTTCGGTATGTGGAATCAGGGTGCTGGCGCAGACGGTGCGCATTACATGGCAGAGAATCCATTTGCTGATGAAGGAATGAACTGCGCCAACTGTGTGTTCTATGAGGGTGGTCGCAAGTGTGAGATTGTGGAGGGCGATATTGCTCCTACTGCTATCTGTAAGTTGTGGGTGATTCGTGAGGATTTGATTCAGACTGAGCCTGTTGAGGTGGCGCAGCGTGTTGAGGTGCGCAAGGTTGATCTGTCTGCTCCAGCG